ATTATGAACGTAACATTCTTTACTAACTCAACATCAAATCAATTAATAGACGCACCAATTCTTGGGCTACTCGAAAAAATTCGGACGGGCCAATATCAAACAAAAGTAGACGAATTAGCTAAAATTACCGACGAAAAAGAACGCAGAGATTACAAAGCCTGGCACGTTCCATGCTTTACCGTTTCGGGCACTTTTGCAAATAAAGAAGCTAATTCACTGCAACAACACAGCGGACTAATTGCCATAGATTTTGACCATATTGATGACTTAGACGAGGCTAGAGCGCTTCTATACGCTGACCCATATACATTCTCTGGCTTCTTATCTGTTTCGCATACCGGGCTATGTATAATCGTTAAGATAGACGGTAAAAAACATCGTGAACATTTCGATGCGCTCGAAGCTTATTACAGCAAACAATATCAACTGCAAATAGATCGTGCATGCAAAAATGTTAATAGGCTACGCTTTTTTAGCTCAGACCCAGACTTACACTTAAATGCAGATTCAACCCAATTTACTCAGCTACCGCCAAAAAAGCCCAAAGAAATACTATATCCGAAAATTTATATCAGCTCACAAGATGACTTTTCTTATATACTTCAGCAAATTCAAGATCGACGAATAGACTTAACAGCCGATTATTATACGTGGATCGCTATCGGCCAAGCTATTTACTCAGAATATGGAACAGCTGGACTAAGCTACTTTCAAGCAATAAGCGCTAATCATCCAGAATACAACCCAAAACAATGCGAAAAAAAATATAACTCATTTAAAGGCGTTAAGCAAAAAACTATATCAACTTTCTACTACTACGCAAAGCAAGCAGGCCTACAAATATCAACGCCCGAAACGCAAGCAATTAAGCTCGTCGCTCGTAACGCAAAGAAACAAAGATCGACGCCCGAAGACGCTATAAAAACGCTTCAAGCCGTTGAAGGCATAGAACCCGAACGCTCTAAAGCCCTAGTTGAACAAGTTTTTTCTACTTCAGACGAAGACACGACCACAGACGATGGAGACCTAATTCAGCAGATAAAAGATTTTATTCGCTTGCATTACCCAATGCGCTACAACGAAGTCACGCTAAAATACGAGTTTGCTAAAAACAACGAAGCTATAACAGATCGAGACATGAACAGCATTTATATCGAATGCCGACAGTTATTTTCAAAAGCTACTAAAGATTTAGTATTCTCAATCATAACATCAAACTTTATCACCAATTACAACCCGATAAAAGAATTTTTTAAAAAGAATGCGACAGACCCCACTAAAATGGGCTACATCAAAGCTTTAGCTGATACGATACACACAACGACAGGAACCAGCGATAACTACGCCTACCATTTTATCCGCAAATGGCTTGTTGGAGCTGTTGCGATGTGGCATAAACACCACTCCCCAATAGTCCTAGTACTTGCTGGAACCAAGCAAAATACGGGCAAGACAACATGGCTAAGGCAAATAATACCGCAAGAGATCCAGCTCCTTTTTGGCGAAAGTGAATTCAACGGCAGTAACGACGATAAGCTTCTTATGTGTTCCAAAGCTATACTACTCAATGACGAAATGGATAAAATGGATAAACAAGATATAAGCGTTTTGAAAAAGCTTACATCAACGCAATGGTTTAATCTTCGCAAGCCATACGGTCGAACAAACGAAGATATACGGCGGATCGCTGCATTTTGTGGAACAACTAACAACCTAGAAATAATCTCCGACCCAACGGGGAATAGGCGAATAATTCCCATTGAGGTTTTAGCCATTGAACAGCAAGTGTATAATAAAATAGACAAAACCGCCCTATGGTGCGAAGCCTACCACGCATATAAAGCGGGCGAAAGCTTTCATTTAAGCAGCGACGATATAGACCTATTAAACCGAAACACACAGTACTTCTACGAAGCCTCAATCGAAGCCGAACTAATACAAAAATACTTCTCCCCAGCAACCGAAAATACCCCAAATAGACTCGCACTTTCAAACACCGAAATAAAGGTATATATCGAGCAAAGAACATCGCAAAAGCTCAATTCTCGAAAACTTGGCATTGAATTAAAACACCTCGGTTTTGAAAAAAAACTTGTCAAGTCTAAACAAGGTACTAAAAGAGCGTATTTTTTACGTGAAAATGACGATTTATCTGTTACCTCTGTAAGTGATTACGACGCACCGTTTTAGGGGGGATAAAGTGCAAAAGGTAACAGATAGAACACATAGAAACCCAAACTTTTATAAAATGAAATTTTATATAGCCATGTCATATAAAAATAATATTTCTATATACTCTTATTATTATATTTATCTGTTATCTATATTTAATAGTAGTTAAGTAGTTAGTAAATAAGAACTTAGAAGGTAACACATAGCCCTTTTTTATCTGTTACCCATCTGTTACCTGTTACAATGCTAATTCATCCCAATTCAAACCAATTAAACGAGCTAAAACAACATGAGTAAAAACGTAAATAAAGACGGCCTATCACACGATCAGCTGCAAGCTAAATGCTTCCAATGGGCATGGAACAATTACCCACAATTTCGAGGCCTGTTTTGGAGCAATAACAACAACGCTCCAATGCTAAGCCGTCGAGCTCTTAAAATCGCCCTTAGCAGGCTCAAAGCTAAGGGATTGGTAGAAGGTGTAGCTGATATGAGTTTAGTGAGCTTAGATGGCAAATATGGCGCAGTAGAATTCAAAGTGGGGACAGATAAGCAAAGCAAAAGCCAAATTCTACATGAGATGAAGCTCACCGAAACAAGCGCTACTTACACGATTATTTCCGAATTCCACCATTTTAGACACTTTTTTTGTAATTTGTATCAAATAAAGGACACTTTAAAATGACACTAAGCAGCAATAAACAAAGAGAAATAGCAGAAATGCTAATGAACGGAGACGATAGAAGTACTATCAAAGCCCGGATCATGTCTGAATTATCGCAAACTAAAGACTTTGCAGACGATGTTATCAATGAAGTTTCGGAAAGCTGGAATATCCCACTTCCAAAAGTAAATGAGGAATTTGAAAAAATATTCAGCACGCTGGCTTACATCTCAGACGAATCAAAAAGAAACGAAACGCTATTAGCTTATGCCAGACTTACTGAATTGTACCGCTTAAATATGACCGCTAGTCCACGACCTGACCTAAAAGAGTGTAGAGAGGTGCAGAAAGAAATTAACAAGCTTCTAGGGCTAAATGCGCCTGAACGTAGCGAGATTAAAACGGATATTGAAACTGAATTTATTGTAACAGTTGTAAATGCCCCACAAATTAAAAAATAATGGATGTTAACTGGCTATATAAAGCTACATTAGATAGCCTCAAATCTATTGTAGTTCATGAAGGTGGTTCCAGTAGCTCAAAAACGTATAGCATCATACAAGGGCTATTTACTATTGCTTCAACGCAGCGAAACAAAGTTATTACCGTCGTCGGCTCAGATTTACCTAATTTAAAAAAAGGCGCTATTAGAGATGCAAAAAATGTAGTTGATTCAACGTCTTTTTTTAGTCAACAGATAGACCGATTTAACAAATCCGACTACATATACTATTTTAAAACGGGCAGCATTATTGAATTTACTTCTTATGCAGATGAGCAGGATGCAAAGAATGGTAAAAGAGATTACTGTTTTTTAAACGAAGCCAACGGCATATCTAAGAATGTATTTGAGCAATTAAGAATAAGAACAAATGTTAAAAGTATTATTGATTTTAATCCCTCAGCTTCTTTCTGGGCGCATGAAACGCTAAAGGGGCGAGATGATGTAGATTGGTTTAACTCGACTTACAGAGATAACGATTTTATTCATCCGACTATCTTAAAGTCAATCCTAGGCTACGAGCCAACACCGCAAAATATAGCAAGAAAGACGGCAAACGAATATAGATGGAAAGTGTACGGATTAGGCGAGCTAGGGCGCTTAGAAGGCTTAATATTTCCTGAATTTGAAGAGGTCGACGAATTTCCGAAGTATCCTAAATGGAAAGTTTTTGGTTTAGATTTTGGCTATACAAATGATCCAACCGTACTAACTGAAACCGCTTTATTTAGTGGCGAATTATACACTAGGCAATTAATATATGAAACGGGCTTAACGAATAGCGACATAGCAAAGAAGCTAAGGGAATTGAATATAAATGGATCGCAAAAGATTATAGCAGACTCAGCTGAGCCAAAGAGTATAGAAGAATTGAATCGCTTCGGGTTCTTTTTAGAAGGTGCTGAAAAGGGTAAAGATAGCGTAATGAATGGAATTGACCAGCTCAAACGCTATAAAATAAATGTACTAAGAAGCTCTAAAGAATTAGTCGAAGAGTTTAGCTCGTACACGTGGGCAAAAGATCGGAATGGGCAGGCACTTAATAAACCAATTGATAAATGGAATCATGGCATTGATTCAATTCGATATGCTACAAACACGCAGCTATTCAGACCAGAGATAACAACTTCAGGTCTCGAATCATTAACAGACCAAATCTATGAGCAAGGCGTAATGATATGAGTGAATTTACAGATAGGTTAGATAAAGCCTTAGCAGCCGATTCAAAAAATATGGATCGCTGGTTTGCTCAGATATTAGAGCGCAATCACAAATTTAAACGGGCATTTAGTCGGTCGCTAATAGCTGAGCTATCACAGATGCAAATGAGTTCAGATGGTAAGCGGATTAAACCAGTTTTTGCTAATGCGAATCGGATGGATGACATGGTAAATAACTTACCGTTTTACTTTGATCAAGCTGGCATTACTAAGCTTACTCCAGACTTGATTGACATTATTAATAAAAGAATCAATACGGCAGATGTAGTATGGAATAAATTAGACTTAGATAACTTAAAAATTGGCGACGATGCACGAGTCATACCAGCCGTTTTAGAGCAACTAGGCTATGTGATGGACTCTGTAAGAAGAGGCACGGAAGCACAAGAAATTGAATTATCTCGCACATTGTTAAATTATCGAAACACCGTATTTGATAATGAATCCGTAAGTTTCGCCCAGCTTAAAAGCGACTTGATTAGCAAAAGTGGCATACTGCCAAAATACGCTGGTACGGTAGCTAATACGTCTTTATTCGCAATAGATCGCACAATTCGAAAAGAGCAGGGTAAAAAAAGCGGAATTGAAACGGCTAAATATTACGGCCCTATGGATAATCTTACACGATCTTTTTGCGCTCAACACGTTAACGATATTCGAAGTTGGGAGTACTGGGAAATGATCACAAATGATACGGGGCCACAACCGCCAACGGTGTACGGGGGTGGGTACAATTGCAGGCATCAGTTAGTGCCGTTTGATAAAGATTGGGAATAAGTTTTTTTATTTGAATTAATTTACTATTATACTTTACAACACAAAACAAACTAACCGAAAATGAATAAA